CGAACGGCTGCGTTCGCCGGCGTACGTCGATTCGCCGTCCAGCGCATCAGAAGCATTGGCTGTCGTTCGTATAATGAGCCGCGCACTGGGCGTGGGCGGGATGGTAATTAGCCTGCATGGTAAAACCATAACACTGCTAGAACCGAGCCTGCAGTCGCGCCTACTCGATCACGTCTGGGTGATTGAGCATTCTTCTGGCTCCTGGAATGTGCTCCTGTCACCAATTCGCGCGATGCCTGATATGCTTTTTGCAGGGTCGAAACATGGTGGGGACATAGCGCCAGCGCAAGTTATTGTGAGAACGCCAACACCGGCAATCAAATTGAGCGCATCGGATCGTCCGGACGGCGCGCACCCGTCTCTATCATCAGGCGTAGCTTCATGGGTAGATAGACATCGAGGGCGCCTATCAAAATGGCTGCACCCTAGAGGCCCCTTCGCCAGGTATGCTGCACTCGCTCATCTATGGATCGAGCGCTATGTCGAGAAGCTGCTCTTGTCCATGATCGTGTTATTCCAAAGCATGCCAATCTCGGACGCTTTCCGACTGGGCAGGGGATCACCTAAGACTGTGTGGGCGCCGCTCCCGCCCAATATCAGGAGGCAAGCGTATGCATACAATAGCCGTGGCCGGACAGGGACGCAGGATATCAAGTTCGCGATTCCCGAATTCCCAACCAACGACTACCGCCCAGAGGAGGTGTTGAAGCGGCAAGTGCAGTGGCACCGCGACGCAATGCCCACCCACTTCGTGAAGGATACTGTGAAACCACATAAAAGACGCATGCGGCTGACACCGACCTCATCCGCCTACTTGAGCGCGAGGTCAGCCCGTTGGATCGACAGAATGGATGCCGAGCGAGGTGTGAACACAGCCACCCGCTTCTCAACAAGGACTGAGGCGTTGTCGCTCGCCCGTTACAACCTGGACCCTGTCTGCACCGATATTGGTGAGAAACTGCTCCGGGAAGCACGAATCCACTTCAGGCACCGCTATGCCGATTACTTCGCGAACACGGACATCTGGACGGATGCACAATTCACGCGTAACATGGTTGACAAGTACGGCCCTGGGCCGATACTGGAAGGGGCGGCGGTGACCAGAGAATGGCTAGCAGACTCAAAGGTGCCATTCATGACACGGCTGGCGACCACTGGGATCAGGTCCCGCTCGCATGCTCGGGTGACGGGTGCATTAGCCGCAATCGAGGCGGAGACCAAAAGAGATCTCGAGCGGGGTGTGATCGACTTCGGCTTGCACGGCACATTCCCGAAAGCGTTCATCGATTATGCGAGCAAGCTCGACGCCCGCCCGGAATCAATGCGTACTATCACACCGATGATGCATCGCGATTATTATCGTAACATGTT